GGAACTTCTTCACACAACAACACGGTAGGGTAGCAGTCTTTAAGTAACGATCTCGCCGTAAGGTGTAATTGAGATCGAGGACGGGAGTTGTTTGTCATTGCTAAACTAGCGGAGGTTTTCCACTTATAAATATTACCGTCTAAATCACTCACTTGCATTTGACTGAGGCTTCTCGCGCGTTTGGATTAAGGTCGGGAATTTCGCAGAGTCTTCACTAATGGATTTCTTTTCACCCTTCGCAACTGATGAAGCACTCGCTCCTTCAATAGGAAGCTGTAGAATGTCTGAGTATGAAGGTGTTGCCACAGTCTCATCCATAGCCCACAAAACTCCTTGCTGGCGTGACCACTTCCTCATACGTCTTACGGGAACAATGAAGTTAAAGGTTTCTCCCGCACCTCTAACCAACATTCCTACGTACTTTCCTGCATCGTCACCCCCACGCTCAGTAAGGAACACGCCGCCTCCTGAGGAGCCCGGAAAGGCTGTTACAGTTGTTTGATCAAAGATAACGCCATCTCCACTACCTAAGTTTAAAACACGCCCAATTTGAGACATGATTCCCCGTGTCATGGAGTTAGAACCTTGCTGTCCTAAGAGAGATCCGACATGATACAGTTCCTTACCAATAGCTACGGGTTCGTCACTAGAAATGAATCCAGCATTCTTATCTACAAAATTCTTTTTTCTTACCATAAGAAGAGCTAGATCCTCACCATTTTCTGAATGAGAATACTTGAGAACTTTAGCATCCATTCTCAACTCTCCCACTTTACGACCTTGTTCAACAAGTTCCTGAACTACTTGAACATCTTTAAATTCGACTAGCTGGACTGGCCTTCCTTGTCTAATAATTGTACGCACAGATCGCAGATTGTCAATAACGTGAGCAGCTGTCCATACAAAATTAATCTTCTCTACCTTGTCCCCTGTTGTTTTAACATTTCGAGTAATTAATACTCCTGATCCCTCACTTCTTCCAGCCTGTACCGTTACTGATACATCTTGAAGTTGTTGAGCGAGATCCTGAGATACTGCTGTAGAAACAAGAGCCATCCATGCAACAAAAACCAATAAAGACTTCTTCATAATATTACCTTTCAATTCCTACTAAAGAAAAAATATTGTTTTCAAATTCCGCATACTCTTCAGGGTTGTCCTCTAAATGCTTCGCTAAATTAACCTTTCCTTGGATCTTTTTTTCATTTGGAAGCATTAACCATGTTCCACTTTTTTTAACAATATCAAAATCCACCATAAGATCCGCCAATTCCATTTCCTTCCATATTCCTCTCCCATATTTGATGTGACTAGAAACTTTTTGACCCGGAGGTCCGATTGCTGAGGTTACTACTTGCCAATGGACAGTCTGTCCAATTTGAGAATCTCCTTGTAAAATAGGAGTAGTATGACTGGCGTGTAATTTTACATCCGTTTGATATTTTAATGCTGTTCCAGATTTTTCCACCCTAGCTTTCCCTCTCCCAAAAGTAGAAACATTAGCCATAAGGTGGGTAATTCCCACTACTGTTACTCTATTAATAGGAAGAGCAGGAGCAATACGTCTGCAAAACTTAGCTAGTATCTTTTGCACAGTCATAACTTGATGATCAGCCAAGTCAGAAGTGAGTTCGTTTTCACTTGCTAGCGCAGAAAAAGAATCGATCACACACACAGATTCAGGCTGTCTAGCAACCAGCTCATCAAAAATACTGAGGTATTTCTCAGCTGAAAGAATGTTGCCGGGAGATGATTGTACTAACTCCACACACTCTGTGTCTAATCCTTTAATTCCTGCCATGTCTCTGTCACGTAGCCTACCTTCTACATTGCCATAGTAAATTTTACGTTCAAGACTTTGAGCGTTGGAACAGAATGTTAAAGCCGTAACTGTTTTACCCACTTTCTCTGGACCCGTCAATATAAAAAGAGACCCCTCAGGAACTCCTCCTCCCAAGGCAATATCAATCTTAGGACTTACTGAGAGAATATGAACCTTTCTTTCCATAATAGAAGAAGCTTTGTGAATTACGTCGCCATATTTTTTTATGATATCCTGATTCATTCCAATTCCTCTAGTCGCGATATGATAGATTTCTTTGTATTGTTGCGAATAAATTTTTCTTTTTTAGCAAAGTCATAGGAGTCGTCTTTTTTAGTGGCATCTGGAATCTTATAACTATAGGATTCAATTTTCTGATGAACCCATTTGGGTCTCAGACTTATAATATATTTATTTTCTCTAAGAAAAGCTACAATCTTTTCCACGGTATGCTTCTCTATTAATTTAGTCAAACTTCTATTGTTAATTTGTTCCTGATAAAATTTTTGCCATCCTTTAAGTCCTAGTGCCTTAGTATAAAACCCTCTGGGAAGCTCCTTCTTTTCCTTGGCTGCTTTGTTTTCACATATCATTTCGATAATATATTGCCTTCCCGTAATCCAAGCAAATCCTTTGTCGTCAACGTCAGGAGAATAGCGGGAAGGGTACGTGCGATCTTCTGTTCTTTTTTTAGCCATTGTCCTTAATCTTATGAATCCAAGAGCTTCTATTTTTTTCTCTAGGGACAGTTGAGTTTTTAACTTTATTTTCGTCTATTTTAGTAGAAGCCGCAGGTGTCATAATCGCAACGCCATCTTGACCACTAGCGGTTTTTTTAATGAAAAGGCTAGCATTTTCTATAGCCTTTTGGAGAACGATTAGCTCTTTCTTAATAAATCCTGAACTTCTATCAAGTTGTTGCGCCATATCTGCCACTGAAATATTATCTGAAAGCATTCCTTTAAGGCACGAAATTTCCACATCTGTTACTTTACCTTTTTTCATAACAATTCCCTTTCTGCATTAGTTAAATATGCAAGATTTCTGGTCTTGAGAAAGTTTCTATAAAATTCAAACGCTCGTTCTTTAACTTCTACAAACCTCCATTCTAACTTTCCTGCATGTCCAAGTCTTTTAGAAGCCATGCCTTCGCTGTACATACCAATGGGGTTAAATAGCTTGCCATGACGACCTCTCTTGGCATAATACTTGGTTCTATTTCCAATCTGAATTCGCATGGCATAGGCATCTGTAGATTCCTGAGCATCTTCAGAAGTCATAGCCAAGCAAGGATTTCCATCTTCCATATAATCTTGAGAACCAATCATAGTATAGATCGTTTCTGTTCTTTTTGTATCTTCTGTAGACTTAGATGTTTTAATGATATGAACATTCTTTGGATCTTGACTGTGTTCCATTTACTTTTCCTTGTTATTAGTAGAGGGCTTCATCCGCGTCATACCTTCAGGAAGCTCTGTCATGCCACCTGTTTTTTTAGTTTTAAACGATTCTTTCATATCTTCTAGTTGCGTTTTAGTATACCTAGAGGTTTGCTTATCTGCATAATGCCCTATTGTTTTACAGTCAGAAAGAGAAATAGAAACAAAACCTCCTATATTATCTGCTTCAAAATCCCTATCCATTCGTTTACTTTTACATGAGGAACATTTAATTTTTTCTTTTTTTTCATCATATGCAGAGATACTACAAAACAAAGATGTTATCTCCGCACACTTACGACACTTAAAAGTATATTCAGGCATAAGGGCATCCTTATTGTACACTCAAAAAGCTAATGAGGGGATGTGGTATAGATAAAATAATAGCAAAAGTTGTAAACCAGCTACTGTTATGGCTATAAGATTTGTTTTCTTTGGGTGGTGCGGCCATGCAAAATATAGTATAGCTATAGAGATATAAGTTCCTATAAACTTACAAAAAATAAATAATGAAACATCACCTTGGTCTAATTCTATCAAGTATTGTCCCAGCGGGTTCTGCTCTACTTGAATAATAAAGTCGCTATTTTTACTAAGCCAATAAGTGTCTATAGAAGCTACTACTACAATAATAATACCACATATATGAACTATGGCTTTAGAGTTCATGACCTTTTCCATATGTTAAATGCATTTAGACCATCCACACTGTGTACAAGTAACGCATCCTTCTTGGCGCACTAAACCCCCACTGTTACATTCTAAACACACACCTTCTTCTTTAACTCCATCGGGAATATATTTCTTAAGAGCCCTTGACATACTCTTAGCAAAGCTAGTCATATCTCCTTTTACTTTTTCCAATTGCTGAACCACATAATGAATGTCTGCACCATGACGAAGAGCCGTAGAAGTCATTCTAGTTAGAGCATCCTCTTCCTCGCTACACGTAGCGTTAATAGGAGAAATCTCTGAGTCATCTTCTAGAACTGCCTTATACATTCCCTTGGGTCTTTTCTTTTTAATTATAATACCATGCTTAACTTTTCTATCTATAAAGCCATTTTTACCAGCAAACACTTCATAGGGATCTCCATTATATATACCCACTAAAACAAAATAAGAGGCTCCCTTTACTTTAATATGATGAACTTCACATGGAAGCTCTAAAGGTCTTTCTGGTGACTCTGTCTTAATTATACGGTCAGTTTCATCCTTCAAAGAAGATTCTTCAGATAAAACCGCTGTCATAGTGCCAGCTCTATACGTTGTAAACCCTTTAATCCCATTTTGCCACGCCTTCTTATAGACAGTTTTAAAATCTTCATAAGGATAGTCATTGGGTAGATTAATTGTTTTACTGATTGCTGAGTCAACCCACTTAGCAAAGATAGCCATGGTATTAACGTGAGCATCTACATTTAAATCCATAGTACATGCGGCAGAGGGAGCATCGGGATTCCACTTATCTTCTTCCTTCAACCGTCTCACTCCGTAGTCCTCTACCCACTCTTCTTTTAATAAACCTCTAGTCCGATCAAACTTCCATACCTTTTCTTCAAACTCAGTGCCTAAGAGTTCTTCATCACCTTCTTTAATCCATTGCCATTCTGTTTCAGATTCAAAAGTTTTTTTAGTCCAGTCTATTGAAGTTGGAATGGTCATCCCTTCAGGAGGATGTGGTTGAATAGAAGTTCTAACATAGCCGTGCATAAATAAAGGTTCTAGACCTCCACTTACCAAGTTGGCGAATACAGAACTGTTTCCGGTAGGCTGAATAGATGTTACGTGAGAGTTTCTCATCCCACACTGCTCTATCATTTTCCGCGTCTCTTGATTCAGCTGTTTTACAAAAGTACTTTTTAAATATTTTTTTTCGTCATAAAGAGGAAATGTCCCCTTTTCTTTTGCAAGTAATGCAGATGCAATGTAAGACTCATTGGCGATAAACTCCATGAGATCCTCAGTCATCTCTAGGGCTTTCTTGCCACCATATTTTACACGAGCCATGATTAATGCAGATCCATAGCCCATGACCCCTAAGCCTATTCTTCTTTTAGAAAGTAGGTTTTCTTTTTGAACCTCTAGCGGTACATAAGTTTTATCATTAACATTATCCATTAGTCGTACTGCTGTATGAACTACTTCTCTCAGCTCATCATACTTCCATTCTTTAGTTTCAATATCTATAAAATGAACTAAGTTAATTGACCCTAAAAGGCAAACTCCTCCTATAGGTAGAACTTGTTCGCCACAAGGGTTGGTAGCTGAAATATGTTCGCAGTAATATAAATTATTCATACGATTCATATGGTCTACAAATAGAACTCCGGGTTCATTACGATTGTATGTATTATCCATAATGAGATCCCATAGCTCACGAGCAGATTCAAAGTTATGGTATGTAACTAGAGATCTTTTATCTCCACACACATCCTCACACACCTTCATCCATGCATCTAAATCTCCATTCCAATGTTCTTTATATAAAGCGGGAAAGTCTTCATAGTTAGGAAAGACTAGGCTCCATGGAAGATCGGCAGCAACAGCTGTCATAAAGTCATCCGTACAAAGCACAGACATATTAAATTTAGACAAACATCCGGGAGTCTTTTTTGCTTCAATATATTCCATGATGTCAGGATGCCAGCAGCTCATAGTCACCATCTGAGCGCCCTTACGGATAAAGTTTTTTTGATCTTTACGGGAATGCTTTCCAGATCCTGAAGTAATAATTTCAGAAGACTTGTCCCATAGCTCTAAGAATTTTACTGCACCCGGAGATTGGTTAGCAATACCTCCAATATGAGATCCACAAGGACGGAGTACGTCCACGCAGAATCCATATCCGCCTTCGCTCTTTAAAATCTGAGCTTGCCTGAGTAGGGTGTTGTATATTCCCTCAATAGAATCTAAGTCTTGCCCCTCAAATCCATCTACAAAACAATTAATATATGTAGTTCCGGTAAGACCTGTTCCTGCATTAGATGTAATTCTTCCTCCGGGGACAAACTTAAAATCTTCTAATGTTTCATAAAACTTTTGTTCCCATTTATCCTTATCTCTTTCTACAGATGCTAGATCTTTAGCTACTCTTTTCCAAGTATCTTCTATAGAATTATCGTTGGTAAACTTATATTTTTGATACCACGTCTCGTGGCTAAAGCTATTGGTGAACCTGTCTGTCATTCCGAACTCCATTACTTCCTAATTTAGTTCTAATGTTTCCATATCATGTTCAATAAGATTCGTTTTTCCGTGATGAAATAGCCATCGAGAGACGGCTTGATACTCATCCTCTTTCAAGCAATGCACCTCTTT